GCAGGCGCACAGAAACTCGCAAAGAGCAAGGAAGACATGCGCATCCTGAATGCCGTGAAGATGGCAGGCGGTGCTGAGAAGGTGTTGGCAGGCTATAGCAGCCACTACCAGCCAGCACAGCGACAGCCAAGCGGCAAGGGCGCAGGCGACAACGTGAACGCTGTCGAGGAAGGCAAGAACGCCATCAAGGAGAGACTTGCCAAGCTCCACAAAAAGGGCAAGAAATAATCAAGTATTAACCCATTAAATCAAAAGAAAATAATGGCAGGATTTACAAAACAGCAGCTTGAGAACCTTAAACTCGAGCCAGAAAACCTCGCAAGCATCAAGGATGCCGTGCAGGAAACCTTCTACAACGATGAAGATTTCTCTTCATTCGTGAACATTCAGAAGGTCAAAGAGAAAGACCCTATCGCTCTTCTCGGAGAGATGGAAATGGTCGGTAAGAAGGGGGGCGGTTGCGACCCTACCTATGAGGAGAAGGGTATCGCAAATTCTCAGAAGCGTTGGGAACTCGGACAGTGGGAGATTCCTATTAAGATTTGCTACGAGGCATTGAAGGGAACCATCGCTGAGTATTCATTGAAGACTGGTACAGCCATTGGCGACCTCACCAGCACCGACTTTATGACAATCTATGCAGATGCACTCCAGCGAGCCATGGAGCAGATGATTTGGCGTTTCGGCTGGCTTGGCGACAAGGAAGCAGCACTGGCAAGTGAAGAAGGTGGCGGTGGCGGCAAGCTGACAGCAGGCTTAGATGTCAGTAATTTCAACGTCTGCGATGGTCTGTTCAAGCGCATCTTTACAGCCACAGCGACCAAACATACCGCCATCGCAGCCAACAGCGAGACCACGGCAGCATTGCAGATTTCTGCATTGCGCAAGAGTGGTGCGGCTACTACACTTGTAGACACCATTTTGATGGATGCAGACACACGTATCGTTGACGACAGCGATGCCGTATTGCTCATGACACGCTCGCTTGCTGACGCATTAACCTACGACCTCAAGAAGACCTACCACGACATTATGCCATGGGAGAAGTTGTTCGATGGCTTCGAAGTAGCGACCTACAACGGAGTGAAGATTGCACGTGTCGGCATCTGGGACAGAATGATTAAAGCATACGAGAAGGGCGCAACGACAGTCAACCTTCCACACCGTGCGGTATTCTGCAACCCTAAGCACCTTATGATTGGTACAGATGCAGACAATCTCATCAGCGACCTCGACATCTGGTTCGACCAGAAGGAGCGCAGAAACTATCTCTATGCTACTGGTAAGATTGGAACGGCTCTCCTCGAAGAGGGCATGATCCATGCAGCTTACTAATCGCTCCAAATTTTCAGTTTAGTATTAAGTTATTTTGACAATCCTCAACACCCACAAAACGGTGTTGGGGATATAACAATTAAAAACGAATTAATATGGCAACAACTTGCGAGAGCCTTATCGCTCAGGACATCATCATCCCTTGCGAAGACCAAGTAACAAAGGGACTGGAGGGCGATGGACTTATTATCAACCGAGACGACATCGACTTCACCAAGTCCGTTGTAGCGGGCAATATAATTAAAACATTAGTTTTGAAGACTGGCAAGAAAGCATACGCTATCCGGCAGGAAGGCAGCAAGCCATTCACTGGAACCAAGACCGAGCTGACCGTTGGCACGTACCGCAACAGCTGGAAGAACACCGTAGCAGTCGTGGTATTGGCTAACACACCTGACGTTTGCGCCAATATCATTGACGGACTGGCGAATGGAAAGTTCGTTATCATCCTTCGCAACCTCTCTAAGGGAGCGGAAGGAAAGGCAGAGTATCAGGTATTCGGATATGCGCAGGCACTGAAGGCAAGCGCAGGCGAGAACGACAAGTACTCAGACGATACCGAGGGCGGCTGGCTTATCACGCTGGAAGAGGAGAGCGTACCAAAGGCAGCTTACTTCTTCTTTGACACCGACAGCGAGACAACAGCAGCCAAGTATCAGAGCCTTCTGACGGAAGCAGCAGCGTAGCCTATGACATACAAGGAAGCAACAGCCAAGGTCGAGGAGTTGAAGGCACGTTTCGACAGTCCCTTTGATGCAACTGACAAGGCAGTTATAGAAACTCTATATTTCGAGGTAACACGCAAGCGTTTTGTTCCGACAACCTGCCAGCAGTGTTACCACGATGCTTTAATCGAAATTTATCTAAAACTCAAAAAAGAAAAGGCAATGCCAAAAACATGTAATTACGCAATGAAGGCAGGTTTTATCATTTCCTGCCCGGATTTCTACCATGGTAAGATTTTCACGAACGAGAACCTGACCGACAAGGTAGCGCATGAATATCTGACGAAGTACCCACACATGGAAAGTTACTTTCAGAAGATACCCAGCGATGAACTCATCGAGAACAAGCAGCAGCCAGAAGGCAGCGACAGCGGTGCAGATGATGCCACCGGGAAAGATCCTGCCGAAAAAGCAGCAGGCAGCGACAAGAAAAAAGACCTCGACCAAGCCGAGAAAGCAGGCAAGGAAGAGTAACAAAACAACAAGTAAAACGACACAAGCAGTATGAACGTTAAGACAGTTAAAAAGCCAAAGCGAAGGGTTGATATTGGCTACGTCAGCCGATTCAAGATGCAGGCATACGGATATGATAATCTTTATCCGCAGAACCTCGCACGCATCACTGAAGCCAGCGGAACGGCAATGCTGTGCCTTAACCGATATGCCCGATTCATTGAGGGCTACGGCTTCGATAGCGACATTCTAGCATCGTTGGCGATGAACCAGCAGGGGGACACGGCAGACGATTTGCTCCGGAACGTAGCGCAAGACCTCGCACGCTTTGGAGGCTTTGCCCTTCATGTAAACTACAACGTTCTAGGGCAGGTGTCGAGCGTGAGCCACGTACCATTTGAGAATTGCCGACTGGAAGAGACGGACGACAAGGGGAACGTGGCGCACGTCTTGTTGCACCCCGACTGGGAGCAGAAGAAAACGAGGAACGGAAAGCGGTTGATGGTGAACGACAAGACTATCGAGCGCATCAACGTTTTCAATCCCGACCCCGACATCGTTCTTGAACAGATTGAGAACGCTGGCGGCATCGACAGCTACAAGGGGCAGATTCTGTGGCAGAGCCTAGACGGAAAGTTCATCTATCCGACAGCCAGCTACGATTCAGCCATCACGGAGATTTCAACCGATGAGGGACTTGGGAACGTCAAGATGCGAAACGTCCGCAACAACTTCCTCGTATCGTGTATGCTTGTAACAAAAAAAGGCGTTCCAAAGTTCAACGAGGAAGGCGAAGAGGTGGAGAGCGGACAGATGATTTCCGATGAAGACCTTTTGCAGTTCCAAGGGGACGAGAACACAGCGAAGATTCTTGCTGTAGAGGTTGAGAACGAGGAAGACGAACCAAAGGTTGTGGCTTTCCCTACAAAGAACTTCGACAAGGAGTTCAGCGTGACCGACAGCAGCGTTATTGAACGCATCTACGCACAGTTCCATCAAGAACTCTTCTACTCCATCCGTATTGGCAAGCTGGGATTCAGCGGACAAGTGATGCAGGATGCTTACGAATACTATGCAGGCGAAGTGACGACCGAGCAGCGATTCATCGAGCGAGCCTTCAAGAAGATTTTCAACAGCTGGCAAGACCCAGCTATTCAGAACCTAGCCCCCAAGCTACAGCCGCTAAAGTATATCAGCAGCGAGGTGGCGGGGAACAACACGATAGATTAATTGATTGAGCCTATGGGAGAACAAAGAAAACAACTTATCACGGTTGATCAGTTCCGGGAACTGGCACGACCGACTAGCGCACACCTAGATGAGGATGATGTTAACGCATACATTCGTGAATGCGAAGATGCGAACATCATACCAGCCATCGGGTGGGAGCGGTTCAAGGCAGCGACCGAGCAGGGAGAGTGGAGTGATTCGGTATTGCCCGATTTCCAGCCTGCAACTTTCCTGGACGGTGGCGAATACACCATCAAGAAGGAGGGCGATTGCAGCCAAGAAAAAACCAAGGTGCAGAAGTACACCAGCGGAATACGCAAGGCGCTCGCTTATTTCACGTATGCGAGGCTTTTTCGTGCCGATGGCACAATTATAAGCCGAGCAGGTGGAATGCGCCACAGAGACGATTATTCAGACCATATTCAAGATTTATCGAGCAACAAGCAATACAACGACATCATGGACATGGCAGAAAGATATTTATCAGATGCACTCGAATATCTCAAGGCATTCACCTCGAAAGGAGAAGTGAAGGCACAGCGAGGAACAAGGGCACACATTCACGCAATAGGCAACTAAAAGCACATAAGACATGAACGAGGATATTCAAAAAATGCTCCGTATGGCAGAGCTGATACGAGATGCAACGCAGGTTGGAGAAAACACAGCGGTGCGTGTCGGCACGGAAATTTACGACATCGTTGTCGAGTTAAGCAGGATGCTTGCCATGATGGACGATAAACTGGAGAACGATGCGGTCGTTAGGATTATCAAGAGTGAACTCGCCAAGATAACAATAACGGAAGCGCAAATTGCGGATGGGGCGATAACGGCAGCGAAGCTTGCCGATGGCTCTGTAAAGAACAGACACCTAGCATCCAATTGTGTGACCTCAGATAAACTACAACCGGGAGCGGTCAAACACGACCATCTGACCGAGGACTGTATATCAACTGGAAACATCAGAGACGGCAGCGTGACAGCAAAAAAACTCGGCACGGACATCTACAAGGATATTTCAAACAGAGTGACCGACATCGTGACGAAGGACTTCCCTCCAGCAATCACGGAGGAACAGATAACAGATATTACTAGTAAATAACAATTTAAAACAATAGATTATGCAATTTTTAGACGCAATTGGACTTGCTTCCTTTTGGGAGAAGATTAAGAACTGGGTTAATATTAATTATTTATCATTAACTGGTGGTACAATTAGAGGAAGTGTGTCTTTTCTTAATGAGGGAGATGGTGGTAATTCTATAAGAATAGACCCATCCAATATTACTAATAGTAATTATGGGGTTAATTATCTTTTTGCAAGTGGAAAAATGATTCCTATTGGTGAAGCTAATGGTGTTGCAGGACTTGATTCAAATGGCAATGTTCCATTAGCCCAATTAGGTAATCTTGATACTACAGTTGCAGAAGTAGTAACTGCTCTTCCTACAACTAATATTAAGAAGCATATTTATCTTATTAAAGATGCTAGTGGTGTTACACAGAATCAATATGAGGAATATATTTATACTGGTGATACCAGTGCAACTTATGATGCTTCAAAATGGGAGAAGCTAGGAGACTTCCGTGCTACAGTAGACCTTGCTGATTATGCTAAAAAGAGTGAGACAGTTAACTTGAGTGAAATAGAAGTGACCAAAAACGTTATCGCTATTACACCAGAAGGACAGAAACTAAAGCAGGTTATACGTTTCCATGCTATAAAGGGTGGCACTTTTGTAGACATAGCACTTGAAGATGCCACATCAAATATGGCAGGCTTCATGTCTATATACGACAAGAATAAACTTGATGGAATTGAAGGCAATGCCAATAACTATTCCCTTCCACTTGCAGCCAATGGCACACGAGGAGGTATTCAAGTAGGCTATGCTGCCAACGGAAGAAACTATCCAGTGCAGTTGAGTGGGGAGAAGGCATATGTTAACGTTCCATGGACTGACACAAACACCACATATGACTTGTCGCCTTATGCTAAGACAGCAGACGTAAATGTAGCTCTATCAAAGAAGGTTGACGTGGTAAGCGGAAAGGGACTTTCTACCCACGACTTCACTTCAGCATACAAGTCCAAGCTTGATGGAATAGCTTCTGGTGCAACTGCAGACAGCGCAATCCCAATATCGGTAATTGATGCATTAAATTAGAAAGGGGGTTTGTATGAATTTCTTAGATGAAAGTGGACTAAAGAAGCTTTGGGCGAAAATAAAAGCAAGTTTTAACACAGCTATTGTTAATACTTATGATTATAGAACTGAAGTAGACAACAGAGGATATATAAGTATTCCATTTGTTGCAAATCATCAGATTGTTAATATGGATTATTCACAGAATATCAACGTATATGATTGGTTTCAAAAGGCATCGAGAGGAGGTATCTTGGAGATATTCTTCGCAGGAGCACAAGGAGGTAACATTTATTGCCATACCAATAATAATCACTACATGTATAAAATGGAAGTATCATCACATGGTCCACTTCTTGATAAGATTGACCATTTGGCTATGTCATGGAATATCTATGTACGCTTAATCAAGACAGATGATACTAAACTTGTTGTTGCAGAGTTTGTTCAAAACAAATAAAATTGTATAAATAAAATAAATTATTATGAGAAATAAAACAGGTAGAGCAAAACCAGTAACTCCTAAAGCTGGAGTTACTAAAACCTCAAGAAGATATGCTTGTGGTGGTAAACTTGAACTCTAAGTCGCTGACTTTAGAAATTTAAAAGTAAGACAATATGAAGAAGAATAAGAAACAATTACATGAAGCACTGGCTGTGCTTCTTACTAAATTATCATCGGCAAGGGACAATCCCCTGCTGATGGATAACTACGCTGTAAAAGCCTTGCGCACGGTTCTTTTGGATTTTAAGGAATCGGGCGAGCTTCACGAAGCATACAAGGAACAGATACAATCCACGCTGGAGAGTGACAACCCCTGGGTAGCTATGATGATGAAGTCAATTGGCGCAGATCCTTCTATTAAGAAGAGCATGACCGATGAAGCCATTGATGGAATGATTGATTCTATGTTGGGCAACGATTAAAACATTTTATTATGAATGACAAGGAGAAAGAACTATGGCGAGTTATAGACAACGTAATTAAGTGTTGCGCTATTGAACTGCCGGACGGAGAATTAAGTATTACAAGAGAAGACGTTCTCGGCAAGTCGAGAGCAGAAAACCTCGTAATGACACGATGTATGGTCGTTGAGCAGATGATACACGCAGGATTCAGCATAACGACCATTGCGACCGTATTAAACCGCACCGTTCCAGCAGTGAGACATCTTTGCAAGATGGCTTACACTTATCTCAGCACGTCTCGAGTTTATCGACTTGCCACGGCACAAGCGACCCTTCTTAACAAGGACGTTGAGCCGATTTGTGTTTAATCAAAAAATAAAAAGAAAATAACCAAAAGCGTTCTTTGACAATAATTTGATAAATACCAGTGTACTAACTTTTTGGAGCGAGCCAAAAATCAGAGTAACTTTGCAGCGGATTCCAATATTTGGTTTCCGCAACGTAATTAACTCAAAATTTTATGGCAGACACTATCGAAAAAGTTTATTGCACTGGGGACGGTGGCAATGACAACCTAGCAGCAGCGTTGCTCGCTAGAGGTAGAGACAATGATCCAGCGACTATGCTGGCAGCAATGAACGGTGGTATGGGTGGAGGTTGGAACAACCCATTCGCCTACATGATGATGCTGGGAATGTTCAGATTCATGTACGGTGATGGCTGGAACGGACAGAACGGAAACGTTCAGCGTTCCGAAATCCAGTCTCAGATAGACAGCCTTCGCACTCAGATGAGCGACAACCACAACAGCGACTTGTTGATGGGCGCAATTCAGGGCAACAACCAGGACTTGAAGACACTTGCAGCTAACTTGAACTGCGACTTCAACGCATTGCAGTCTTCTGTTTGCGGCATTCAGGCAGGCATCCAGCAGATAAGCGGACAAGTTGGTTATTCGGCAGAGCGAGTAATCAATGCCATCTCGCAGGGTAACTTGCAGATGACCATTGCACTGAAGGACTGCTGCTGCCAGACACAGCAGAACATCATTAAGATGGGCTACGACAACCAGCTGGGGCAGAAAAACATCGAGAACTCAATGCAGCGAGGGTTCGATTTCAACAACCGCAGCATAGAGCGAGGCTTCTCTGCACTAGGCTATCAGATGCAGCAGGACAAGTGCGACATCATCCGCTCGAACCAAGACAACACCCAGCGAGTTATCGATGTGCTGAACAATCACTGGCAGCAGGATTTGCAGCAGCGGTACAACGATGCACGCCTGGAGTTGAGCCAGCAGCGACAGAACGCTGAACTTATTGCAGCGTTGAAGACCACCACAACCACCACTGGAGCGTAGGCGGTCTAAACAAAATCTATCAAGGGGCAACTCGCTGTTCTATCAGTGAGACCCCTTTTTGTCTATTTATCGAATTATTTTAAAAGAGCGCATCATGGAATTTAAGAAT